TTTGATGCCCCAAGCAGAGAGTCTTTTGCTGCCGCCGCCAACGAGAGCGCGGCGATAGCAAATGCCGCCTCTGCAAACGCCACGGCCGCATCGAACAGCTATACGGCTCTGTCTGAGTCTGAGCAGGCCAAAGATGTGATCTCTCGGTTGCAGGCCAAGGAAAAGTCTGTCACTGACACCGTGGCAACGCTCTCGGCCATCAAGAAAGAAATTGAGGTCCCCTCTGGCGACAACCTTGCTGCCAGACTCAAGGCGGCCTCGGAAAAGTATCAGAAGGAGTACGACAGCTACTCGACTTCGCAAGCTGCTGCGAATCGGGCCTCTGAGAACTACACCAAGATCGTCGCGGAGATCGCTACTCGTGACGCAACCATCGACGCCATCAATTCTGGCGCAATTGAAGTCGTTGGCAAGGGATCGGATGGGTCGTATCAGTTGTCCAACGGCATGACGCTGAAGGACGGCAAGTTCTACCAGGACGATGGCCCTGTCTTCACAAATGCCGCAGGGATCTCGCAGAGCGGTCTCGAGTTCTTCGACGGATCGGGGAACCTCGTGAAGTTCGGATCTGATCTGGGGCGGCAGCTTTCGACGACCGATGTTCAAAACATCTTCAAGCGCGACTATGGCCTCACGCTGACGGATGCCGAGGCCAAACAGTTCACTGGCGCACCGTTCACAAACTACGACGCGACCAAGTTCCAAGATGCGGCGATGGAGCGCATCACGAAGGAATTCGAATCGATAGCGAATCGGAAGCCAACCGCTACCGAAGCGGCCAATTTCTTGAACCAGGATGACGCCGTAGGGGCCGCGCAGAACTCTGCCATCAACGGCCTGGATCTGCCCGATGACTATGTGTCTCCGGGGGCTTCCCAGGCCGATAGGGTGTCCTTTGGGCAGGCGTTTGCGGCAGCCCGCAAGGAACTTGGTCCGGGCAAGACTTTCCAGTGGACGAACGAAAACGGAGAGACCAAGACTTACACGACCGACACCAAAGAAGAGGTCGCGGTCAAGAAGGAGCAAGAGGAGGTCAAGGCGGCCGTCAATCAAGCAACAGGCGACTTTGACAGCCGCGATGTGAGCCTCGTAAAGGGCCGTCTGACCGAAGCGATTCGGATGTCGAACATCACGGGTCGCGTTGACGACTCGAACCCGGCGGATCTGACCGAGAAGGAGATGGCCTCCTTCGTTGACAACTATGTCAAAGCCACTCCAGAGCAGCGGGCCGGATTGCTTCGCGGAGCCGACTCCGCCACCTACAGGGTCATCAACGACTATCTGCAAAATTACAGCGGTGTCGCAGAGAAGACATCAGGTCAGACCTACCAGCCGGTGTTTGCAACGGGCGAGATCAAGAACTCCAATTACACGGACTACATCGGAACCGTGAAGACGGGTATCCGAACAGCCGCCGCGGATCTCGTTGGATTGGGAACTCGAGCCGGTCAGGTGATGGGCGAGATCCTCGGCTATGACACGCCGATGCTCGACCAGCTTCAGACCCTGATGACGGAGGACAAAGACAAGCAGATGAGCAAACTCGTCGGCAACGAGAAGGTTGTCGCCGGTGGGATTGCGTCTGGCTTGTCATCGGCCATCTCATGGACGCTTGGAGGGCCTGTAGGAGCCGTTGCGACCCTCGGAGGTATCGCGGCCAACAACTCATGGATTGAAGGCTCCAACGCCGTTATAGACAGCCAGGGAAGGGCCTGGAAGGACGCTGACGAGGCCAAGGCCAACGGCGTGACCAGCTACACCAAGCTGACGCCCGAGCAGAACGGTCTTCGTACCGCGGTGATGACCTCCCTGGAAATCGCTGGCGAGGCGCTTGGCATTCCGGGGATGAGCCGGTTGATGAAGGGTATCCCGATCACCGGGGATGTCGGAGCCATTGTGAACTCGGTGAAGAGCTTTGGCCTGGGATTGGCGAATGAGCAGGTTTCAGAACTTCTGACGACCACGGCTCAGATGGCAGCGGACAAGTACCTGTCGGTCGGCCTTGGAAAGAATGCGACCTTCGAAGACTATGTGAACGCTCTGCGTGATACTGCTATCGCGACTACGGCCGCGGTCGGCACTGCCGGATCGGCAAGCACTGCGTTGCAGAACCTTCGAAACGCCGCCAACACGGCGAACCCGTTCTCGGAAGACACCCGCGAAACCTCGGTCACGCCTTCGTTGCCGTCGCTCAATCAGGTCTACAAGTCGATGGGCGTCCAGCAGTACGACATCGATCAAGTAGCCAAGGGGATTCAGAACACCATCAAGAACGGCGGTGTTGGTATCGAGACGATCAAAGATCGTGCGTCCGAGATGCTTCAGAACCTCGGGGCGACGGGTGCTCGAGCAGATGCGCTGGCCAATGAGATGGTGGACCGGGTTCTGAATGTGAACCTCACCAACAGCCTGACGGCTGCGGGTTTGAATCAAGACCAGATTGACGCGGTCATCAACCCGATCAAGAGCAGCCTGACCAATCAGGTTGGCGCGGAGGTGTTCCGCACACAGATCAACGAGGCGCTTGCGAACAACGGCGTAGATGCCGCAAGGTTTGGCGAAGCCGTGGCCGGTGCGGTGATGAACGCTGCAAACACGCCGATCTCTCCGGCTGCGCCAACCGCTCCAACTGCGCCCGCAGTCGCGCCGACGGCAACCGCTCCCGCAACGGCCCCGACGGCTACCGCCCCGGAAACGACCACTACAACGACTCCGGCCACGCAAACCGTTGCCACAGAGGCTCCGCTGGATCCGCGTGTTGCGATGAACATCGCGCTTGGAAGAGCGCCGATGGATCTTCGGTACGACATCGACAAAGATGGTTCTGTAACCCCTTCGGATGTGCTTGCGATTCAGAAGCAGCAGGTCGGTCGTCCAGCAAATGCACCTGTTGGTGTCTCCCAGGCGACAACCGGTACGGATACCGGGGCTGCGACTGGAGCGGTTACCGGCACGGACACCGGCACATCGACTTCGACTGGTACCGGCGCTGCTACCGGAACGACGACGAGTACAACGACTCCTGCCGAAACAACCACGCCTGCCATGGATCCGGCAACACAGGCTGCGTTTGACACCCTCACCGCGGCGCAGAAGGCGGATGTTCTTGCTCGCGTCCAGATGGGCGAGAACCTGGAGTCGGCCATCGGGGATGTAGCGAAGTCCGTCACCGACTTGGCAACCAGCACGAAGAAGTCTGTTGAGGATCTCGGTACTCAGATCACAAACCTTGGCGAAACCACCAAGACCGCGTTTGACAGCCTGAACGCCGCTCAGAAAGCAGAAGTTGCTGCTCGGGTTCAGCAGGGTGAAGATCTTGAGTCGGCTATCGGAACAGTATCGAAATCGGTCACTGATCTTGCGGCTTCAACTGAAAAAGCAATCACCGGCCTGGGAACTCAGATCTCTGATTTGAGTACCGCAACCAAGACGGCCTTCGACAACTTGAGTGCGGCTCAGAAGACAGAAGTTGAGAATCGCGTGAAGATGGGTGAGAACCTTGAAACCGCGATTGATACGGTTTCCAAGTCTGTCACCGATCTTGCAACTTCAACGCAGACTGCGATTGAAGGAGTTGGGCAGGCCGTCAAGGATCTCGGAGCCTCAACGCAGACCGCTTTCGACAATCTCAGCGCTGCTCAGAAGGCTGAGGTTGCTGCGCGGGTACAGCAAGGACAGAACCTCGAGACGGCAATTGACACTGTCGCCACCTCGGTGTCTGACCTTGCGACCTCGACGCAACAGGCTGTCACCGGCCTCGGGACGCAGATTACCGATCTGGGTACGCAGGTAGCGAACCTCGGCACCGCGACGCAAACGGCCTTCGACAATATGTCGGCCGCGCAGAAGGCTGAGGTCAATGCTCGCGTGCAGATGGGTCAGAACCTCGAGACGGCGATCAACACCGTTCAGACGAACCTGACGCAGACCAATCAGGCGATTCAGACCCAGTTGGGCGATCTGAGTGCTCAGACCCAGGCGCAGTACGACGAACTGAATGCCTCGCAAAAGGCCGAGGTGGCCGCCCGCATTCAGATGGGCGAAAACCTCGAGACCGCTATCACGACGGTCGGCACTCAACTTGGCACGGAACTAAAGGACATCAAGACTGAGATGGCCTCTGAGAAGGCCCGTCAGGCTGCGGCTCAGAGATCGGCGCAGCAGAAGTCTCAGCAGCAGGCCATGATGGCCAAGGCGCAGTCCTTGATCGGTCGCCCGAGCACCGGCGCAGATGAAGCCATTCCTGGCCCGAGCTTCAAAGACCCGTTCATGACCTCCGGGGCACCGACGACGAAGTTCGAAGGCCCGCTCGAGCAATTCCTGAAGACCGTCAAAGAGGGTACCTATACCCAACCGGGGCAGCCCATGCAACAGACACCACAACAAACGCAACAAACGCAGCAAGCGCAACAACCGCAGCAGCCGGAGCAGAGCTACTTCTCCTACGGGACTGCCAACGACATCGACGCGATTCTGAACCCGCTGAAGGGGATGGGTACGACCTTCACGCCGTACTCCTTGGAGGCCAAGGAAGGCGGCTTGGCGAGCGTTCTGATGGCCCAGGGGGGTACAACCGGCACCCGGCACGGGCGGTACGCCGCTGGGGGTCTGAATACGGTCGAGCACTCCGGCAAGATGCGCGTGGACTTCCGCAAAGGGGACGCGGTGACCGGCCCCGGGGATGGGCAGTCGGATGACATCCCGGCGATGTTGGCAGACGGGGAATTTGTGTTTCCGGCGGATGTCGTGGCTGCGCTCGGGAATGGATCAACCAAGGCCGGTAGCGATAAACTTTACGACATGATGCACTCGATCCGGTCGTATCACCGGTCAGCAAAGCCTGAGGATCTGCCGCCTCCGGCCAAGAAATCTCCTTTGGATTACCTGAAGGACACGAAACAAAAGGCTAGGAGGTAAGCATGGCAATCACCCAGGGAGCGCCGCTGCCGGATATCAAGACCACTGATACCCGTGTTGATACAGCGCCGGATTACTACACGAGCTACCTGACCGATCTCTCGAAGGCCGGTCAAGGTGCGCTTGCCCGCACCCCGCAGCAGGGGGTGGCCGGGTACGACCCATTGCAGACCATGGGCTACGGTCAGGTGGCCGGTGCCGCCGGGGCCTACAAGCCGGGTCTGAGCGCCGCGCAGCAGACCTTGGGAAGGGCTGCCGAGGGCGTGACGGGTGAACGGGTGCAGGAGTTGATGAACCCGTACACCAGTTCGGTGGTCGATGAGATGGAGCGGCTCCAGCAGCAGTCGCTTCAGCGCTCGGTACTTCCAACGCTGAAGGCTGGGTTTGTCGGCACCGGCGGAATCGGCGGCCAGCGCTACGCAGGGGCCTTAGGGCAGGCGATCAGCGACGCGCAGAGGAATCTGACCGGACAGCAGGCGCAAGCCCTTTCTTCGGGCTATAGCGAGGCTCTGAAGACCGCCCTGGGGGAACTCCCCTTCCTGACCCAGGCGGGCCAGCAGCAGGCCGCTGCGGCCAAGCTAGAGCAGGATTTGGGTCTCACAGGTGCCGGGGCGTTGACCAAGGCTGGCGCGGAGCGGCAGGCGTATGAGCAGAGCCTTCTCGACTACCCGCTGAAGACCGCCACGACGGCTTCGGGGCTGATGCGTGGCTTCCAGGTGCCGACGACGCAGACGAGCACCCGCGTTGGCCCGGGAACCGCGGGGCAGTACCAGAAGTCAGACCTCGAGAATGTGCTCGGGGTGTTGTCTCTCATCGGCTCCGTGCAGGGTGGCGGCCAAGAGCAGGTCGGTGTGGACAAAGACGGCAAGCCGATCTACCGAACCAATCCGATTGGAGCCGGTGGCAAGACAGTCTTCGACTGGGCAAAGAACCTGCTTGGCGGTCTCAATGTGCCGTCGTTCTCGGTAGAGGCCAACGAGTTTGCGGGGCAAAACGCCGAGGGCGTGCCGGTGTATTACGACACAGCAACCAGCCAGTACTACGACGCCAGCGGGAATCTTGTCCCGATAACAGGGCCTTGAGGGGATCTTTATGGCTAAAGAATCAACAGTCTCCGTTCCCACCGGAGCAGCGTATGTCCCGGGAACTGATCCGTCTACTATCGAGGCGAATCGGGTCTATCAGGAAGCGCTCAAGCGCCTGAACGAATCGCTCGACCTCCGCAGGAATCGGATGTTCGATCCGATGGGACTTGCCATGGCGCAAGGGTTCCTCGGCCCGACGAAGACCGGCAGTTTCATGGAGTCGCTCGGTCGCGTTGCTGGGAGCGTCGGCGAAGCGCAAGAGAAAAGCATTGCCGAACAGCAGCAGGAGGCGCAGCAGCGACTGGCTGTCGCGCAGTCTGGCCTCGAGCTAGAGCGCCTGCGCCAGCGTGAGCGGATCCTCGGAGGTGTTCCATCTGGCGCTCCTGCTGGCGGATTGCCGAGCGGCCCTGTTCCGTCCGCAGGACCGACGCCTCCCGCAGGCCCCGCTGGGGGATTGCCCGGCGCTGCGCCAACGCAGATGGGTGGGGGTCTTCCCGGCAAGCCTCCTGGCTTTGCGAATGTGGAGGGCGTTCAGGTTGCGCCGCCGAACCCAGAGATCATCAGCGGTACGCAGTACAGAATGGCTGCGATGCTGGACTCCAAGACGCCTGCTCACGAGATCATGGCGAAGTCCCAGGAGCTAGAGCAAAAGCGCTACCAGACCAAAGAGGGTGGCGTTTTGGATCTGGCCACCGGGATGTTCTATGCCTTCCCGAAAGGCGAACTGGTCGAGCGCGAGATCAACGGATCGACCTACAAAGTCGATGCAAAGTCTGCTGCGCTGCTCGATATGTACCGGGCCAACAACGACCCGCGCTACTGGTCTCTGGCGGATCGCATCGTCAAGGGGCCGGATCGCCCGTCGGCCGAAGGCAAGCCCGGCGAACCTACTGGCGGATTGCGTTCCGAGAGCGAGAAGCGCTTGTCGGAAGAGGAAGAAAAATCTCGTGCGACCAAGCTGGGTACGAAGGCCGCGGAGCGAGAAGCTGCCGTCTCCGAGAACGACCGCAACGCTCGTCGAATCTATGGCATTACTGGCCGCGTCGGAAATTACCTCGGCGAGAGCCAGAATTACTTCGGCATCTTCCAGCGGCCTGGGGTTATGAGCGCGATTGGAAACCTCGTGTCGCAGGGGGTTCAGACTCCTGGCGGCTCGATCAATTTGCCAGCGCTCCAGCAGGCGGTGACGCAAGTTCTCCCGGGTGTACAGCAGCGCGATCTGGACAACATCCAGAAGGCGGCTGCGGATCTCGCGGAGATGGAATTGCTTTTCACGCGGATCTACTTGCAGGGCCAGGGGCAGGTCACTGAGGGCGAGCGCCGGATCGTTCAACGGATTCCTGGTGGGGTGGCCAACAGTCCCGAGGTGCTTCGCACTCGCTTGACCCTGCTCAAGGAGCGCTCGCAGTTCGACATGGATGTGGCGCGTGCCTGGGATGTGTGGGAGAAGCAGAATCCTGGCAAGTCGTTCTTGCGGTTTGAGCGGAGCGATATGTACAAGGATCTTGAGGCTGACTTTGAGAAACGGCTCGCAGAAATGGAAAGGCGGCTGCCCGCTTTGCCGTCCTCGCAGCGACCGCCCGCGGCTGCTCGCCCGGGTACCAATCCTGGTTTAGATGCCGCCCGCGCACGCGCCAGAGAAGCACTTGGAGGGAATTGAGGCCATGCTGAATTTCATCGATCAACTGGACGAAGAGCAGGCCTCCAACGCTGAGAAGGTGGCGCGTGCTGCCAAGCGTGCAGGTGTTGATCCTGCCCTTGCGGTAGCGATTGCCTTCCAAGAGAGCAAGCTGCGCTCGAACCCGCCTCGAGGATCATCGGGTGAGATCGGCATGATGCAGGTCATGCCCGGCACCGGGAAGGGGATGGGTTTCAACGAGAAACAGTTGGGCAACCTCGAGCAGAACATCGAAGCTGGCATCCAGTACCTGAAGAAAGGTCTCGAGGCGACCGGTAACGATCCCCAGTTGGCCGCGATCTACTACAACGGTGGCCCTGGCGCGATCCAGGCAATGACCTCCGGCAAGGAGCCTGATCCGCGAGTGTTCGATTACCTGCGGTCGGTCAACTCCTACGGGGCCTTCGCGCCGCGCCCGGAGAGTCAGCAAGCGGGACAGCCAGCGGGTCAGCCAGAAGTTCAACCTGGGCCACCGGTCGAAAGCGATCAGGAGCGCGATGCGCGGATCCAAGAGGCCATGGACGCCCAGGAACGCCGCATGGGTCAGGTTTACGGCGCAGGCACCGGAGCGGTTGTGTCGGCGTACCGTCTTGGCAAAGAGAAAACCAAGGATGTGGCCTTCGGTCTTGGAGAAAGCGCCGAATCGGGCCGTATATCGGCTCAGACACGCGCAGGGTTACCGGCAGGTGGTATGCCCCCAGCCGCGCCCGCGGCGGCCCCTGCGGCCCTTCCTGCGGCCTCTACGGGCGTTCCGCAGGCCCGTGCCCCCAGTGCAGGCGGCCCGACGCAACTAGGAGTCCCTGGCACCTACCCCACGGCTACCGGCCCGGGGAGCGCGACCTTCAACTATGGCCGGGTCTATGGTCTGCCGGAAATTGAAGCCGGTCGTGCGCTGGGTACCGGTAAGGCTGAGGGTGAGGTTTGGGATCTGCTGAACAAGCGACAGCAGGCCCTGACGGATATTCGGCAACGGTTCCCAGGTGACACTTTCGTTGAGAATCCTCGCTACGGCGGAATCATGACGCCGGATCAAGGCGCTGGCCGTGGCCCGCGGCAGTCCTTTGTCAGTCAGCCTACCGCTGCGCCAGGACAACCTCCCCAGGCTGGTGGCTTGCGTCAGTTGCCTCCGCGACAGCCCATCCCGACGACCCCACCTCCGCCATCGGGGTTGCAGATGGTGATCCAAGATCTGAGGTCGCTTGCTCGTCCTGTGGTGGCCGGTGCTGCCGCCGCGGGTAGGTATGTGGTTCCTCCGCTTGCGCTCGCTGGCGCAGGGGGCGAGGCGGCCGATGTGTACAGCGAATTGAGGAAAGAAGATCCAGACTACATCAAGGCCGCGCTGTCTGGCGTAGCGGGTGTATCTGGATTGGCTGCGCTTGCTCCGCCGCTGACGATCCCGGCAACGGTCGTCGGTGGAAGCGCTGCGCTCCTCAACTATCTTCGCGAGAAAGGAAAACAGGAGCGGCAACAAGCCCCATCGCTTGACTACGCCGCCCCATAAGTTCGGAGGATTCTCCCCTCCGCACCCGTGCTGCTAGTTGCCCAGCACGGCTCCTTCAGTTCCCCCCTCTTCGGAGGGGGGCTTTTTTACGGGCGCTGGTTGTCCAATGCCCGACCGACTTCGCGGTTCAGATCCGAAGCAATCTTCACGCACCGGCGGTGCTCTTCGCGAGCAGCCTCAATGCGAACGATGGCCTCGATGTTGTGCGCGAACTGGACGATATCCACCTCGTCGGCGATCAGTGCGTCCTTGCGGGGGCGGTCACTCTGAAAGAAGACCTGCTTGATGAATTCTTCACTTAGCATCTTTTTTCCAGATTTCCCAGTTGATGATTGATTGCCTCGCGATGGACTTCTGAGGAGTAGCGGTATACGGGTTTGCATCGCTGTTGAGGAAGTCATCGATGATGGTGTGCTTGGAGAGCGCCATCTCGTGTCGTTTTGCTTCGTCTTCAGTTGCATGAAGTTTCCCGTCTTCGGTTACGAATGCTTTGATCTGTTTCATCGGTGTTGGTTCTTCAATTGCCAGAAGTTGAGAAGGGCGACAAACATCTGCCACCCGCGTGCAAGATCCTCCTGCGACCACTCCACCAATCGAGTCAGGCCGGGCACGCTGCGCGAGACAAACACATTCGCACACCGAGCCTCTGGCATTCCAAGACCTACCCGGTAGGCTGCAAGTTGCATGAGGTGTTCATCGTATGCATCGACCTTTGCAGGGTCGGTGAATTCCTTGGTCTTGATGTCAATCACTACGCCCTGGGGTGAGTGCAGATCGACCTTCCCGCCGAATCCAAGTTCGTGCCCGAAGGCGCGTTCGGCGATCCAACCGTGAAGGCCAAAGACATCCGAAATCGCCCGCGTGCAGCCGGTGATTTGTTCCTGGTGTCGGGTGACCGGCTGGCCCTCGTAAAAGCCCTGGATCGATGCGTGGATCTCAGTACCGGCATCCGCGGCAGCGCGGCCCTGCTCTTTCGAATCGTCGATGATCCTGGCGATGAACTCATCCTCAGGCTCATCCCTCATGCGGGGCAGCGTGAGCGCAGCAAGCAGCACCTGCTTTTGCAGCCATTGGGTCAGTCCAGGTTTGGCCGCCACATTGAGGATCGTGGTCACCGACGGGACAAGGTTCAGTTTGCGGGCGTCGCGAAGCGTAGTGTTTCGCTGTCCGCCCTTGGCCGCTTCAACCGTGTACATCGGCACGCCGTCGCGGGTGTACCAGTGGTTAGATTCACTAGCGCGTGGTTCCTTAGCAATCATCGCTCAGGATCCTTTCCTGCCTTGGCATCGTTGTAGCCGCGGGTGTATTCATCCTTCAGGCGTTGATCAAAAATTGTCGTTGCCCAATTGATGAAGAGCAGCGCACCCTCTTCGGCGTTGCCTGCAAACTGAAGCGCCGGGCCATTGAAATCAAGCCGCGCCACCTCGCCCTCACGGTTGCTGAAGATGATGTTGTAGTTGGGTTTGGTTTCGCGAAGTCCGAGTTGGCTGACGGGAACAATCAGTTGACCCTCTTGCCATTCGGACATCTTAGGCATTTGCTTGAAGTCTTCCATCAGCTTGGCCCTGTGAGGTTGCGTTTCATGGAATGCCCGCTGACAAACTCATCGCCACCCATGAGGCCATAGGCCTCGTAGCGTGCGGTGCTTTCGTTGACGGGCTCGTAGGTGGCCTCAAAGATGTCCGGCTTGCACGGGTAGTGCTCGCCCTTGACGCCGGTGATGATCCAATCGCCGGGGGTGACAAGATGCACACCCTCCAGGGTTTCGATCATGGGGACGCCCGTGTGCTTGCCCGGGCGAACTTCCGGATGGTCTCCCATCTTGAACCACTGCGTGGCCTCGATGACAACGGGCTTCTTGCGAAACTTCATCAGAACACCCCAAGCCAGACACCGGTGCCGTGAACGCACCCGATGGGAAAGAAGATCGCCCCGGCAAGCAGGAACACCCACGAGGCCGCCTTGATGCAGACGATGACATGGGTGAACCACGCGAGAACAATCCACGCAAGAAAGACAAGGCTCCAGAGATCGCTCATTGTGTCCCCGTAAGTTTGTTTTGGATGTAGTAGTCAATCACCTCTTCGAGCACGGCCATCCTGTTGGATCGCTTGCCTTCCGCCAGGGCGGTGATCATCCAGTAGTGCGAAGTGTTGACGCCAATTGCAAAGCCGTCGTTTTTCTTCGAGTTCTTGTTGACCACCGGCATCCTGCGAGATTTCCGGCCGGATTGTTTAGATTCGACAGTCATTCCTGGCTCCTTAAAGCGCTTCCCACAGTTTGATCATGACGAGAAAAGACCCCGCCCACAGGCCAAGCCAGATGGGCAGGATCGTGATCGCACCGATGATGATCTTGATGGTGCGGTCGTTCATTTCGTCGCTTTCCCAAACCGTTCGATGTCTTCCGTCGCGACTGTGTTTTTCATAGTTGCCATTCTCAAGTATAGTGTTGGTGTAAGGTGAAGTTAGAACGGAATATCCTCGTCGATGTCTTCCATGCCCTGACCGCCTGAGGTTTCCGTCTTGGTGTATTGCTCGCGGGCCTGCCACTCGGGGCTGGCTTGGATCTTCTCCTTCAGGTTCTTGCTGAAGGTCTCGAAGAGATCCATGTCTGCATCAGCAATCGAGAAGATCGCCGGGTCGTTGAAGCCCACCGGAAGGCCAGCCTTCTTGATGGCTACCGGCACCGGGTTCACCGACATGATGTTGGTGTACTCCTTGCCGTTGTTGCCGAGAGATTTCGCAACGGACAACATCGCCCAGTGGCCGAGAATGTTCTTTAGTTCGAACCCCTTGAGTTCCTCGGGCGTGAAGTCACGGCCGCGCCACCCTGCAAGGTCTTTGCGAAGTGTCGCCTTCTCCGCCAGGGAGAGGGTGTAGTTCTTCGAGATGCTCATCGGCTCACCCTTGCTGGTGATGATCGGCTTCCCGGTGTCGTCTTCGCCGTGGACTTCAAACTGAATCATGATCTTGGCCAAGTACTTCGTCGCGCCTTGCCATTCGGTTTTCTGAGTTCCAAGATCGACCACGCGGTAGCACCGCGCTAGATGCATACCAGGGGGCACTGGGGTGAAACTTCCCTCACCGCCGTCTTTCGCTATCAAGCTCATCATTCGCTCCTGTCTGATTCCCGGGGGACGCCGCACTCGTAGCGGATCACCGACCAGTCATCGGGGGTTGCACAGCCTGACTCAGCCCGGTTAAGGGCCTCCTCGAGGCGCTCTTGCCTCTCCAGCATCAGTTGATGCCACTCGTCTTCACGCATAGTTCTCTCCATTCGCTGTTGAGGTGCCCGCAACTGTATCAGGTTTAAGCTCGTCATACAACGGACTTGCACGAGATCCCTTTTGGTGTAAGATGCTCTTACCTGACAACCAAGGAGCAGCGAATGACACTTCAGGAATATTTCGCCAACAAGCCTCGAGGGGCGCAGTTGGAACTGGCCAGGAAGCTGGGCATCTCGAAGACATGGATGACGCTCATCACGAATGGCCATCAGGTGCCGAGTCCCGAGTTGGCGGTGTTGATTCACCAGTTGACCAATGGACTCGTCACCCGTGAGGAGTTGAGGCCCGACATCTTCGGAGCGCTCAAATGATCTGGTACAAGTTCCATCTCGGCGACTATCTCACGCACACCATGCACCTCAGCGACGCTGAGGATCTCGCCTACCGGCGGCTGCTCGATCTGTACTACATGAGCGAGCGTTCGATCCCACTCGATACCGAAGCGGTTGCACGCAAGATCAGGCTCGATCTGGACATTACCGAATCGGTTTTGAATGAGTTCTTCGAGCGTACCGAAGTGGGGTATCGGAACCAGCGTTGCGAATACGAAATTGGAAAATATAAGCATCAGGTCGCAACGAACACGGCACTCGGAAAGCGAGGCGGGAGGCCGAAGAAAACCGAATCGGAACCGAATCAAAAGCGAACACAAACCCTAACAGAAGAAGAAAAAGAAAAAACCATATCGTCGCAAGCGACTCGATTCGAAGAGTTCTGGTCATTGTGGCCAAGCAGCAAGCGCAAGGTCGGCAAGGCTGCGGTGCAGGCGAAGTGGCAGCACCGTCACCTCGACAAGGTGGCTGACCAGATCCTGGCCCATGTTGCGTCGATGAAGACCTCCGAGCAGTGGACAACCGGGTTTGAGCCTGCCCCGATGACCTACATCAACCAGCGGAGATGGGAAGACGAAAATCAGGCCGCTGGCTCGATTTCAACGAGGCGGGTGATATGAGCCCCCACCCGACCATTAAAAACGCAGCCACGGCCCGATTTGGCCCGTCTGCGGGCGTTTTGGATCGGGAGGAAAGGTGACTCCGGCCGAAAACCTGATCCAGAGGCTGGCGAAAGTCCGCGGCCGGAACGGTTCATGGACTGCCTGTTGCCCGGCGCACAACGACAAGGGGCCGAGCCTTGCGGTGCGTGAACTCCCCGATGGCCGGGTGTTGCTTCACTGCTTCGCGGGTTGCGAAACCGAATCGGTATTGGGTGCGATTGGAATGGACATGACCGATCTGTTCCCGCCGGATTCCAAGCGTCGGGAATATGGGCCGGGAAAGCCTGGGGTGAAGCCTGCGTTCTACGCCAGTGACCTGATGCGGATCATTGCATTCGAGGCCCTGGTGGTGCAGATCGTGGCCTTCGATATTGCGTCAGGCAAGAGGCCCAGCGAAGACGACCAAAAGCGAATGATGGTGGCATACGAGCGAATTGATGAAGCGATGAGGTACGCAAATGTCTAGCATTGAAGATCGAGCCAAAGCCCTTGATGAGGCCCGCAGGATCCGCCTGCTAAAGTCTGAGGAGATCGACACCGCCAAGTACTTGAAGGCCAACGATGTGACCCACAAGGTTCACGAGGCCGAGATGTGGCTTGACGAGATGCGAAGCGAACTCGGGCAGGTTGCCAAGCGTGACGAGGGGTATCCGATGCCCTGGCCGAAGACTCACAACAGTTTCAAGTTCCGGCCCGGGGAAGTCACGCTGTACGCAGGTTCGAACGGCGGCGGGAAGTCGCTGATCACCGGTCAGATTGCTCTTGGGTTGGTGAAGCACAAGCAGCCGATCTGTATCGCGAGCTTCGAGATGAAGCCCAAGCGCACGCTCTACCGGATGCTGCGTCAGTTCGCGGGCGAGAACATCGATGTTCCGCGGTTTGCGGACAAGGCCAAGTACATCGGTGGTTTGCTTGACCGGTTCCGCGTTTTTGCGAACGGCCGCCTGTTTCTTTACGACCAGCAGGGTACAACGAATCCTCAACAGGTGATTGCCATGGCCCGGTATTGCGCCGTGGAGTTGGGCATCAAGCACATCTTCGTGGATTCGCTGATGAAGTGCGTCTCGGGCGAAGACGACTACAACGCGCAGAAATCCTTCGTCGATGAGATGACCGCGGTTGCTCGAGACCATCAGGTTCACATTCATCTGGTGCATCACATCCGCAAGCTGCAAAGCGAAGAGATCCAGCCGAACAAGAACGACATCAAAGGTACCGGCGCAATCGCTGATCAGGTTGACAATGTTCTGCTGATGTGGCGCAACAAGAAGAAAGAACACAAAGCACAAGCTGGCAACGCGGTGGACGATAAGGACCCGGATGCCATGTTGATGTGCGAGAAGCAGCGAAACGGCGAGGCTGAGGATTGGTTCAGCCTTTGGTACGACAAGGACAGTCAGCAGTTCGTCGAGATGGCGGGTGCTGTTCCGATGTCGTTTGACGATGGGGGGAAATTTTGAGTGTCAACGAAATCAAAGAAGGGGAGGGGGCAGATGAACATCGCCACCGTTGTCTCGTTCGATGGGTCATCAAAAAGCGCATTGAAGATCGTGATGCTGCGTATCGATGGCTCAACGGTTATCACGACGACACTGGCAAGTATCACAAGGGATGGAATGAACTTCATCCGAACTCACGGCTTGAACGAGATGTTAGACTTGAGTGGTCTCTTGGAAATCGCGGAGCGGATGGCGACTGGAGACAAGACAAAATTGGAGTAAAAAATGCCGATACTTGATAGATCCGGAAGTAGGTATGGAAGCCTAACTGTGATTTCTCTCGGTCGCAGGGTATTTCGTTCTTCAAGACACGGATACGCAAATTATTGGAAGTGTCTGTGCGATTGCGGAAACGAAGTTGAGGTTTACCAGAGCAACCTAACTTCAGGCAACACATCTAGTTGTGGGTGCAGGTCTTCCAGGCTTACTTTGCATAAGAGAGTCACAACACATGGCATGAGCAAGACTTCTACCTACACATCGTGGCGGGCAATGAAGGATCGCTGCTATCAAGAGACTCACAAAGAATACAAACGGTATGGCGCGATTGGCATCACTGTATGCAAGAGGTGGAGAGAGTCGTTTGAGAATTTTCTGAAAGACATGGGAGAACGCCCTGAAGGCCGGTCGCTTGAGAGGCTGGATTCAACCAAGCCGTACAGCCCGTCGAACTGTGTTTGGGCAACACATGAGCAGCAAGCGAACAACCGGAGAAGCAATCGTTTAATTAAACACAAGGGCGAGACTATGACTTTGTCGCAATGGTCAAAAAAAACAGGAATTCCTGCTGCGACCATCGCAAGAAGAATAGATAGGGGTTGGAATGTCAAACAAGCATTGGGAGAAACACCATGAGCGTTGAACTGTCAGATTTTCAGAAACGATTCTTGCTGGGCCAGGGTGCAGGCCAGAAGCTGTACACCGAGAAGGAGTTCGTTGAATCGCTTGCACAGGCGAAGGCGGAGATCATGGCCATTGCAATTCAGACGAGCAAGCAGGCCATCATGATCGAACGCGATGCGTGCGCTGAACTCTTGGATGTTAAAGCCGACGAGGTGCACGACATCACCCTGGCGGGGGTGCTTCGCGAGATGGCCGAAGCAATTCGAAACCGCATCCCGAGCCAGCGGCAATGATTGAGGTAACGCTCCCATGGCCGCCGACGGTGAACTCCTACTGGCGGTCGTTCAACGGTCGGGCAATCCTGAGCGAGAAGGGCCGCCAGTACCGCAAGGCGGTCGCGGATCAGGTGCTCATCCAGCGGGCTGCGAAGCACCTCGACAAGCCCTTGCGGGTAGAGATCGAGGCCTTCCGGCCAGACCGCAGGCGCAGGGATCTGGACAACCTGCTCAAAGCGGTTCTGGACGGGTTAGCGCACGCCGGGGTGTACTCGGATGACGAGCAGATTCAAGACCTGCGGATCTACTGGGCACCCATGATCGCAGGAATGTTGAAGGTACGAATCGAGGTGATTGAATGAATGAATCTCAGCCGCTCAACTGGATCTGGTTCACAGGTGCCAAGGGCACGGTGGGCATCGTCAGGGTGCTGACGAGCAATAGGGAGATCGAGTACCGCATCGGTGCGGTAGACGGTTTCATGGAGAAGATGGATGTCCTACAACTGGTCGCCTGGGGGGCGAAGTTTCCGTATGACGCGGGTCAAGCATTGATGGGGGAAATATGTCCGTCTGCATCAACTGTGGCAGTTGGAACAGTTCAGTCAAAGAAAGCCGCAAAGACACGCGGTACGGTTGGAAATGGCGTCTCAGGGAATGCAAAGACTGCGAAGTGAGATGGTCAACCTACGAGATGCCGACAGACAGCATGACGCTTGAAGGAGAAGGAGATCCGAATGGAAAACTTGAACGATAAAGGGCCTGAGCTTGCGATTGAGTACATCTTCAAGCACGGCAAGCGGTACGCAAAAGCAAAAGCGGATCGGATCTACCTCGAGGAGTACCGCAAGAGCCTGAAGGCCATCCTGATGAAGCGCTCGCTCGAGAACGCGGTCAACGCGCAAGAACGAGAAGCGTATTCGGATCCTGAGTATGTGAAGCTGCTTCAAGGCTTGAAGGAGGCCGTTGAAGTGGAAGAGGAGATTCGCTGGGGGCTTGTGGCAGCACAGGCTCGCATCGAAGTGTGGCGCACGCAAAGTGCGAATGACAGAGCAGAAGGCAAGGCAACTTTATAAGGAGATGATCATGCAGATTGACAACACCATGCGTTTGGTTTCGAAAGAGCAGAAGGAAGCCACCCTCTGGGGCAAGCCCTGGACTCACGGTGCTGATGTGATGGCAACCTGGAAGAGGCACGGATTTGTCCCGCCGACGGAGTATCGCAATGACTACAAGTTCAAGGTTAATCGGGAGGCGGTTGATGATTGACGATCCTGAAGAGGATGCGTGGAACGAGTTCGAGAGGCGGCAAAAGACGCGCTTTGAGCGCAAGCCGCTCTTGAGCATTGAAGACGCATTCGATGATTACCTGAAGACACCCGGTGTTCGGGTGGAGAGCAAGGAGGAGGCCCGCCGGGTGTTCGGTGCCGGGTGGGTCTACGCAATCAGAAACCAGTGGGAAAAGGAGAGGAACAATTGACTACCGTAGCGTGGGATGGAAAGTTGGTCGCGTGCGACACCTTGAGGACTGACGGTTGGGGGTTGAAGCAATACGAGCCATGCAAGGTGATAAAGGGCAAAGACTTCCTGCTCGGTGGAGCAGGAGACTGGCCGCAGATCCTGAAGTATCAGCGCAGGGTCGCCAGCATGACCGCGGCGGAGATTTTGGAACTCGGGTATCCCGACTACAAGGAGAAGGAAAACGACCCGTCGTTGTTGTTGGTCGTAGAGGGCGGGGCCTACCACCATGGGGGTGGGGTATGGATGCGGATTGGCAGGCCCTTCTACGCCATCGGATCAGGCCGGGATTACGCAATCATGGCTATGGCCCTGGGGTACGACGCCAAGCGTGCAGTGGAGTTGACCTCCGAGTTCGACAACGACACCAAGACGCCAGCACTTCAATGGGATCTGACCAATGACGACGCTCGCTGAGAAAAAGCATATGAGCCGGGTGGCCGAACTGGGGTGCGCGGTTTGCCGCCGGATTGGCTACCCAGGCACCCCGGCGGAGATCCATCACCTGAGGGCCGGAACGGGCGCTGGAAGGCGTTCAAGCCACTGGGAGGTCATCCCACTATGTCCCGAGCATCACAGAGGCTCTACGGGCCTCCACGGGCTTGGCACGAAGGGGTTCCCCAAGCACTACGGTTTCGATGAGCGGGATCTGCTCAGAGACACCGCAGCCCTGCTTGAGAATCAATACGGTGCGCTGCCGCCACAGCTAAAAACATTTCTTTTTGTGGGGGCTTGACACACCCCCTGAAGTTTCATGTACACTTACATCACTGCATCGATTTTGATGCGTTCAACAGCGAAGGAAAGCGAACATGATCACCACCGAAATCAGCAACATCGACCGCCTTGGCCACCTGCTCGCGCAGATCGCCGACCTCACCAAAGAGGCTGACGCAATCAAGGATGGCCTGAAGGACTCGGCCAACCTGTCCGGCCAGAAGTCGTTCGAGGGTGATCTCTTCAAGGTCACCTATGTCGAGACCAACCGCTCGACGGTTGACTGGAAGGCCATCGCCAAGGTTCTGGGTATCCCCGCGGAACTGATCGCCGAGCACACCAAGACGGCCGCGGTGTTCTCGATCAAGGTGTCCAGCAAGTAATCAACCGGGGGCTTCGGCCCCCTTCAGCGAAGGAAAGCGAAATGGACAAGTACACCCAACAGCGTCTTCAGAAAGCCCTCGACATGGTCAATGTGCTGCACAAGTTGGCCAACCCCGCGTGCGATACCCCTGAGCAAGCTGAGAAGGCAAGGATCATCTGGGACGCAGTCAAAGAAGCCCTTGGTGAGCACTCCTACGCAGACATTCTGTCTGCGCGTACTTCGCTTGAACTGCTCATCGAGGGGCAGTGATGAAGCTCGACCCCGACTTCGTGCTCGAGCAGTCCAGGCGCATGAAGCATCTCGTCCAACAGCGGGCCACGCTCGACCGGGAGGATCTCGAGTATGTCGTCGAGCGCGTAGCGAAGATGAAGGACGCGAGGTTGCAGGAGTGCATCGCCGAACTCATCGGCTGGGGCGACGACGAGCGTGCAGAGATCGAAACATTCATCGCTATTGCAATCGAGGTGATGAAGCGAACCAATGTCTCGAAGCTGCGGGAATGTGCCCGTATCGTTGAACTTCGATATCTCGCGAAGGAGTTGAAGTGAACAACAAAGAAGCAATCACTGACCCGGCGTTGATCTGGATGCCGATGGACACCTGTCCGACCGGACCGAAGGTGCTGCTGCTGAATCAGGCGGGCATTGCACAGACTTGGTGGTGGGACGGCAAAGACCCGTGGTTCATCGCGTGGTACCCGCTGCCGAAGATCCCGCCGGAGATCCGCAAGTTGATTGAACCCAGCTACAAGGTGACGACATGAAGACGGTCTGGTGCCATGACTGCAAGCATTTCAAGCATGAGGTGTATTGGGAAGTGAAGGATATGTGCAGGCTGGGACACAAGCCGCGGTTCTACAGACCCATCACGATGCACCGAGCGCATACAGGGTTGTACGGGTGGAAGAAGAAGTGCCAAGACTTCAAGGAGCAGAGATGAACCGAGACGACATCATTCGCATGGCCAAAGAGGCAGGAATGCTATTGGGGCGTTTTGATGTGTGGGACGCAGAGGTTTCCGACCTTGAACGCTTCGCCAAAGCCATCGAACAGCACCTGTCATACGACAGCATCCACACCTGCCACGACAAGTGCCAGCGTCCTGCGTGTGTTGCGGTGCGTGAGGCGGTTAAGGCCGAGCGTGAGGCGTGTGCTCAGTTGGTAGAGAACTACGCTCTGCAATACGACGAGCCCGTCTGGGCACTTAAATTGACCGCAGCTATCCAATCCAGAGGTGAGAAATGAGCACTGAAGACCACGGCACCATCAAGTTCCTTGAAAACGCGCCAGATTACACAGAACTATTCCGCATATCGCGTGACGGTATCTGGGCGCATCCAGATGCTCCTGTAAACGATACCGCTCAGAAGGTTATAGAGGCGCTGGATTCCTACATCAAGGAGTTGGTGCAGAAAGCGGTAGAAGCCGAACGAGAAGCGTGTGCCGAGATGGTTGAAGGAATGGATGTACATAGCAGCAGCCATTCGAGCACGAGGTGAGGAATGAACCAAAACGAAATCCTGAAGATCGCTGCCGAGGCTGGGGCGTTCTGGGAGCTATCGGAGACGCCAGAGAAAGATCTCGCATTTCTAATGCGCGTTGTAGAGCGTGTTGCAGCCTATGAGCGTGATCGATGCATCCTGATGCTTGAGCGTTTGTACGAGCGATCTGGTGGGCAGTACAACTATTACTTGCACGCAGCCAAAGTGCTTAAGGGGGAGATATGAGTCATACACCGGGGCCGTGGAACCTTTACCCAAACAGCGCAAGCGATTGGGTTGTGCGAAAGATGTTTACTGACGGACAGGAGTCGCACGAGATTGCTCGCTGCAAAAGCGGGGTGGATAACGCCCGCCTGATCGCAGCCGCGCCAGATATGTTGGAGGCGCTGGAAACAATCGTCGCAACAGAGCGTGACCGTCACGGGTATCACCCGGCATGGACGGATCAGGCCCGCGCCGCCATCGCAAAAGCACGGGGTGAGATATGAACAACGGAGGACCAGCGTTTCCAACTGGCACAGCATTTCAAGGCATGACCCTGCGCGACTACTTCGCAGCGAAAGCGATGCAGAGTCTTACCGCGAACAGCACTAACCCGAAAGAGATTGCTCAAGCGGCGTACATCGTGGCAGACGCAATGCTGGAAGCGAGGAAGAAATGAGCATCAAAGCAATGCGGCAGGCGGAAAAAGTTATGGGGTTGATTGCCGCTGATTTGATTTGTACCGTAGCCCATCACAGCAAGAAAGATCAGCACAATTTTTGCAGCCCATGTCCTATTCAACAACGCTGGCACGAAGCGTTTGACGCCCTCCGCGCTGACATCGCTAAAGCACGAGGTGAGAAATGAGCCGCAAAACACTCCGCATGGTGCTGGCTGAACTCAAGAGCATCCGCACTAACGACATCTGGGTGGCCGATGTCGTCAAGTGCTGTGTGGCCCTGATCGAGGCGGATCTGAACCCGGGCACCCTGCCTCCGCATCAACGGCACAGCGACACCAGCAGAGACGCAGCCGCCGGTATCGCAGACAAGGTTGGCAAACTCGAGCGCACCGTGTTGCTGTTGCTGTCACGGCACAGTGATGGTCTGTCCGACCAGGAGGCGTGTTCCCTGCTGAACATGGACGGCAACACTTACCGGCCGCGGCGGGTCACCTTGGCCAACAGAGGGCTGGTTGCAGACACCGGACAACGGCGGATGACCGCCCACCGCAAGAAGGCCGCTGTCTGGGCCGTAACGGCCTCAGGAACCGATTTTCTGAGGCAGGCAGGGGGTAGATAGCCAGGAGGGCTATAAACGCCCTGTAGGCCGCCTACGCTCGAGTCCATCAAAAACGGAACGCTGAGGCCAGGGCTTTCTCTGCCGGTTTGCACACCCCTTTTGTTTCATGTACAGTTACACCATCGACACCACGTTGGTGTTGACCAACAGCGAAGGACAGCGAAATGAACTACATCACCGAAATCGAATCCCGCGTCGCAGGCATCCCTTGCATCATCGGAGTGGTCGAGTACGAATGCGTGAAGGGTTCGTACAGCCGCAACGCGGCCAGCGACTGGGACTACTACGGCTACGCCGATAGCACCTGGGAAGTGCTTGACCGCCGCGGTCGTCCCGCCCCATGGTTGCAGCGCAAGGTTGGCGACGACGATGTAGAGCGCATCGAGTCCGAGATTGCCGATGTCATGCAGCGTATGCGTGACGAGTTTTAATGATATAGTTCACCTTACACCACCAACAGCGACAGGAGCGAATCATGAAAGAAGACTTCCATACCCGGATCGATGCCCAGGAGGCACCGTATGAGTGTGTGTTCGTTGACCGTTACGACGACAACGAGATGTGGCTGTCGATCCACCGGTACGGCACCCCGGTTTCCTGTGTGATCTCGTTCGACGAGGCCCGCAAGATGGTCGAGGCCATGAACCGCATTTTGGGAGCGAAGGCATGACGCCTTTCATTCGATCAACGATGCGCTGGATGGTTGAGTCGGACATCGATCCGACCGAGATGCAGTGGTTCGATATCTCAGGGACTCTTGATCAGAGCACGATTGATCAGAACTGGCTGCACGAGTACCGGCCGCCTTTCGAGAGGTGCATGGTGGTCTGGCAGGGGCGCTCTGCAAATCACGAGGTCTACGAGTTCCTGATGACAGTAGTCGGCATGGATCCCGAAGAGGGGATCGTTCTATCGGTTCACAAGGGGGCGCATGGCCAGATGCCGCAGAAGATGCCCCTGTTGGTCTATGTGTTGGATGAGGGTCTGATCCGGTACGGCCCGGTCGAGGAGGGTGACACCATACCGGAGAAGGATGCCCAGATGGTGTTGGCCATGGTTGGGAACTGGTACCGGGTGTTGTCTCAGCGGTGCTCTTCCTACAAGCCTGTGGTTCGAAACACCTTCACAAACCGCCGCAAGATCGCGCAGGGCAAGGTCCCTACTTACGACTGGACGATGGTCTATATCGAGCCTTCCAAGCCACGATCAGAGTCCAAGGGGGGTACCCATGCATCCCCTCGTCAACATGACCGTAGGGGCCATTTACGCAGGCTGCGGAGCGGGAAAAATGTCTGGGTACGACCCTGCAAGGTTGGAGATCCAACGAAGGGTGTGGTGTGGCATGGCTACGCGATCAGGGAGGCGGCATGAGCATCGAAGCAATGAAGCAGGCGCTGGAGTTGCTGGAAGACTTGCAAGGCGGTTGCACCGACTCCGATGATGGCACCGTTGAGGCACTGACAATTCATTGCCCGGAGGTGATCGCTAATCTCCGCTCTGCCATCGAGCAGGCTGCGGAGCCGGTGGCGTGGAGATGGAAAGCATTTGTCAACGGCGAGTTTGTCAGCAATTGGGTGCTAACGCACAGCGAACCGCCCCCCTACGCCACAGAATCTATGCCGCTCTATACCGCTCCGCGCCAATGGGTCGAACTGACGGACGACGAAGCGCGTGCTCTAGTCAATCGCGCCACTTTCGGCGACAAAACAAACTGGCAGGCGTTGGTTTATATGGTCGATGCAAAGCTGAAGGAGAAGAACCGTGATCAATGAAAAGGAAAACGCCGTACTGCTCATTGCTGGGTTCACGCAGCGAGAGATCAGCGATCGCAAACGGAAGTTCTACAACTTGTTCCGAATCGAGCCCTGGCTTGTGCCGATGCGTAAGCACGGCGAATGGGGAGGGCTAACGACGCAGGATATCCTGGACATCGTGGATGAGCACACCGAGATCCCCAACGCGATCCCAATGCTCTACCGTGACCAAGCCGTGGATCTTTGTCGCGCTATCGAGGCGAGGCTGAAGGAAAAGAACACATGAAGCCCGTTTGCTGGTATCACCCCTTTAGCGGCCGCATCCGGTTCGACGGTGAAGCCCTTGGACCCAAGTGGATCCCGCTCTACAAGCGCACGGAGTGGCAGTCCCTCAACGAGGAGGAGTTCTACCAGATCCTCGAGCAAGCAGAGGGTGCCATCGGGCTGTTTCATCTCATCGACCAGAAGCTGAAGGAGAAGAACGATGTTCTACGGCCAGTGTAATGCCTGCGGCGAACGCTGGGAGCTTGGAACAGCAAGCACCTGCAAGTGCCCAATGCCGGATAGATGGGTCGGGCTGACGGAAGAAGAAATGCACAGTCTTGCTGATAAGTACAAAGAGCCTTTGTTATTCCGCTTTGCGGAGTTTGCCCGCGCCGTTGAAGCGAAGTTGAAGGAGAAGAACAATGGTTGAGTACAAGACCTACAACACCGCACGGTTTCACATCCCTGATGGGATGTACACGATCAAACAGGTCGAAGAGATTCTGGTGACGATGAAAGAGATGAAGCGTCAGCATGACGAGTACTTGAAGTCGTCAATGCGGCCGTCAGAGGAGAAAACCCATGACCAAGCCTGAGATCGACGACATGATGAGCCGCCTACCAAGCCAAAAGCGCTGGGCCTACGAGCGCAGCAGCCGGTATGTTGTAGATGAGGCACTGGCAGGGTTGGCCTTCACGGTCTTCATCGTTATGATTTGCCTACTTTGAGGCGAATCGATAGCGAACCTATTCCGATTTGAAAGCGAACCAAAACCGACTCGGTTAGCGTGGGGTGATGCTCCCAGTATCCGCATCAAGGCCCGGTCACAAGCTGGGCCTTTTCACATCTGCTGATGTCCTGTAGAATTACACCTGTCCTATCCAAAACAAAAGAAAGCCATGGCAACTCAACAGCGCATTTACCTTGTCGGCACGCCCGACGGAAAGACCCGGCTGATCAAGGCGGCCTTGCGTCAGCAGGCACTGAGTCATGTTGCGAACACGATGTTGTCGGTTCGTGTTGCGTCGCAGGATGATCTAGTCGAGGAGATCGGCAAGGGAACGCCGGTCGAGCAGTACAAGAACTTCGATCAGCCCGAACTGATCGAGGGCAGCGAGTCACCAGGGAATTGAAAGCGAATCGGTTTCCCCCGCAAGGGGGGGCAACACGCATGGGGATTGGGTCATACACTCGGTCACGGGGCCGCTGAGAGTTCGGTGTCTTGCAAGCCAGCCGACTGCAAGTCCTTCATCCCGATGAGACTATGGGAGTAGCTACCCTAAACAGTCCCCAGTCGTGTTGGGAAAGTCGAGGTATCGACAGTAGTCAGAATCGGTGAGTACCAACAGCCAACACGCATGGGGATTTGACCGTATAGGACGGCTCATTAGGATGGCGGTGCAAGTCCGTAGAGTCCCCAGTCGTGTTGGTGACGACCAGCAAGCCGGATCCGTGTGGCTACGGTGCGATACCACGGGTGGCTCAGCCCCGGGCGGATAGACCTGAGATGACAGCTAGGAAAGACTGCCGTGTTCCTGCCCGATCAGCAGGGGCAACACGCATGGGGATTGCAGCGATAGGCATGGAGCGGGTTTACGCTATCAGTCGCGGGTCGGGTAAGGATTACTAAGCCTTGTCCCCAATCCAAGCAGTCCCCAGCCGTGTTGGTGAAGGCGCAGGCTGATGCGCTCAACGGGAAGTCGGCTAACCGAGCAGAGCCGCCGACTATATGGCTGGTAGGCATACCGGCATGAGATTGGCCTCCAAGCCGGAGATCAGCACCGGCCACCAACCCCAATGAAAACCGAAAGGGTTTACACTGGCGACAGTTCAAGAATCACCGGAGAGGAATATGGCCAAGCCAGAAACCCCGCGTAAAGCCACCAAAACGCCCGCCAAGGCACAAACGCCCAAGCCCATAGGGTTAGAGCCCAAGAAGACCGGCAGGCCCTCCAAATACACCCCAGAGATCGCACAAGAGATGTGCAACCTCCTGGCAGAAGGTGTCCCCCTCAGAGAGATATGCAGGAGAGAAGGCTTCCCCGAATGGCGCACAGTCTATGACTGGATGATCAGAGACGATCAAGCTGTTGCTGCTGGGGTGGGCGTCGGGCTTTCCACAGCCATCGCTCGCGCTCGTGAAATTGGCCAGGACGCTATCGCCGAGCAGATCTGGCTGGACATGAACGCCGAGCCTGAGCGGATCCTGTCTGAGGGCGGTGGCCGGGTTGATTCTGGCTATGTCCAATGGCAGAAGGCCAAGGCCGAGATCGGTCTGAAGTTGCTGGCCAAGTGGAACCCCAAGCGATACGGCGACCGGGTGCAATTGGCCGGGGATTCTGAAAGCCCCCTGAAGGTCGAGGTGGAGTCCCAGGCCGAGAAGATGATGGCCGCCCTGCTTCAGAACATCGAGTTGAAGCGCCAGGATGGATCTCGCTGATCTGGCGCACCCCGAGGTGCAGGCAGCCTTCCGGGCGCTGCCTCCCTACGAGCGGTTGGCCAAGGCGTGGCGGCTGACATGGCTGCACAAGGCCCTGGCGCATCAGATCTTCCCTCCTGGCGATTGGTGGTCGATCTGGCTGATGCTAGCAGGTCGGGGAGCCGGAAAGACCAGGACGGCCGCCGAGCAACTGGCGTGGTGGGCCTGGGAGTATCCGAAGACCCGCTGGCTGGTGGCGGCTCCCACGAGCGCGGATGTCCGCGGCACTTGCTTCGAAGGTGATTCCGGGCTGGTGTCCGTGATCCCCGCGGCGCTGATCGAGGACTACAACAAGGCCCTGCACGAACTGCGGCTGGTCAACGGCAGCCTGATCAAGGGCATCCCGGCCTCGGAGCCTGAGCGCTTCCGAGGCCCCCAGTTCCACGGCGGGTGGTGTGATGAGCTTGCCGCCTGGGAGTACCTGCAAGACGCCTGGGACATGATGCAGTTTGGTCTGCGGCTGACGCTGGGCGAGGGGTTCAAGACCCGCCTAATATGTACAACGACGCCGAAGCCCAAGGACTTGATCCTCGAGTTGATCGCCCGGGAAGGCGAGGATGTCGTGGTGACCACGGCCTCGACCTACGACAACATCGCCAACCTGTCGGACAACTTCAAGCGCCAGATCCTGTCCTACGAGGGCACCAAGCTGGGCCGCCAGGAGATCTACGCCGAGATCATCGACCCCGAAGAGGGCGGCATCGTCAAGCGGGAGTGGTTCCGCCTATGGCCGGATGGCAAGGAGTTCCCCAAGTTCGAGTACATCATCCAGTCCTACGACTGCGCCACGAGCGAGAAGACCCAGAACGATCCCACCGCTTGCACGGTCTGGGGCGTTTTCAAGCCCCTGGATGGCCCAATGTCGGTGATGCTCATCGACGCATGGCAGGACAGGCTCCAGTACCCGGATCTGCGGCCGAAGGTGGTCGAGGAGTACGGCGTAGTCTTCGGAGACGGCAAGGAGAAGAAGCGGGTGGACCTGATCCTGATCGAGGACAAGAGCGCCGGGATCAGCCTGATCCAGGATCTTCAGCGGGCGCACCTGCCTGTCATGGCCTACAACCCTGGCCGGGCGGACAAGATCCAGCGGCTGAATATCGTCTCGCATATCATCGCCCGCGGCCGGGTCTGGATCCCTGAGTCAAGCCAGCGGAAGGGCTTCGTGCGCGACTGGGCAGAAGGGTTTGTGAGCCAGATCTGCGCCTTCCCTGAGACGACGAACGACGACTATGTCGATACCGGCTCGCAGGCCCTGCGCTGGCTGCGCGATGCTGGCTGGCTGGAGGTCGATCCCCCGCCGGAAGAGGATTGGGACGAAGAAGACTACGCCGACACCGGCAGGCAGCGGAGGGTCAACCCATATGCGGTCTGATGGACTTGACACTGCCCGACGACTATGATGGCGGCATTGATTTATGACGGGGAAGGGCATGGCTGACCGGCAACCAGGATTCTTCGAAGAGATCGGTGAGGCCATCACCGGGTCTCGCCGTGCCACGCCGGAGACGCGGTCCCTGCCCGAGTACACGGGGATGCCGGAACTCAACCGGCTGACGCTGCCGAGCTTCAAGGCGGCGCTGGGCACCTTGCAGTCATCCCCCGATGAAACCGTCCAGATCCTCCAGGCGAACTTCCCTCATGTCAAGGTGCGCCAGGACGAGAAGGGCAACTACATCCTGCGGTCGGCACTCGATCAAAAGGAGTATGCGATCCCCCCGGGTGTAAGCGTGGGTGATATTCCGCGTATCATATCGGGTATAGCTTCGTTCGTTCCTGCTGGGTTGGCGAGCACGATCCCGCGGGCTGCTGGCGTGGCTGCCACCAATCAGGCGGTGATCGAGGCGTCCCAGGCGGGGACGGGCGGCACCTTCAACCCTGAGGATGTGGCGATTGCTGGCGTCCTGGGTGGTGCGATCCCGGCGGTGGGCAAGGGCATCAAGGCGGCTGCGCCTGCGGTCACCGGTGCCGCGAGGATGTTCCGCCGCGGGATGAAGCCAATGGAAGTCCCTGAGGTTCCGAGAGTCAAGGAGAGTCGCTATGAAACAGCCCAAGAAGGCCCGTTCTACCGGGTTAAACCCCGAATTGCTCAAGGAACTGGATCAAAAGATCGAGGAGTACGAGAAGAAGTACGGGATCCCGCAGGTGCCGGAGGATTACCTGGAGACGATGTTTCGCAACCAATATCGGATGAATCAATCCGGGCGACGCTGAAGGATCCGACGAACTTCGTTTATCGGGCGGCGGATGACTACAGTCAGCGGTCATCTGGTCAGGCGTACACCGAGCCGCAGATGCCGCCCTCGAGCCTTGCGAAGCAGTCGGCAATCGGCCGCACCTTCGAGTTGGCGGCTGATGAAGATGACGCCTACAAGAAGACAGTCTTCGAGGCGTATGGCAAGCGCTACCCCGAACTGGTCGAGGCGACCGGCGCACAGAATTACGACCAGTTGCTCGAGGCGGCTTATCGTCAGTTGGCCAAAGAGACGACCGATCAGTTCCGCAACCTGCCGGTCAATATGTCGTATCACCGGGCGGGGGAAGGCAACTACCAGTCGAGCGGCGAGATGCTGCGGGACATCTATGGCAACCGGCACCTGTATGTCTACCAGGGCGGCGACCCTCACGACTTCCTGAATGCGGTCGATCCCGAGACGGGCCTGAACACCAACGAGATGTTCCGGGCCGTGCACGACTTCTACGGACACGCGGTTCACGGCAACCCGTTCGGTCCGAAGGGCGAGGAGATCGCTTATGGGGCGCACTCGCAGATGTTCTCGCCCCTGGCCCGGATGGCCATGGCAAGCGAGACGCGGGGCCAGAACTCGTTCGTGAACTACAGCCCGATCAACGCCCAGTTGATGCAGCGGATCAACCGCCTGAACGCGAACCGGTACGAAGCGGAGCGGCGAGGGCGGGACAAAGAGGCGGCCGATATCGACGGAATGATCAAAAGGGCGTGGAAGGAATTCCAGTTCGCCCCGCAGAAGAGCGTGCTGCTGCCGCCTGAGTTCCTGGACCTGGAGTACACCGGCGGGATGCCTGGGTACATTCAGCCGCTGATCCGGCCGGAGCCTGGGACAACCGCCTCCGAGATGCTGACCCACTTCAGTCATGTCCCCGATCTGGTGGCCACTGACCCAAGCCGTTACGGGTCGGGGATTGCCGGGCGGGAGATGCAGCGCCTGAAGGAGACGATGAACCCCGTGATGGAGCGCTCGTACTTCTACGCCGGGGATCCCTCGAGGGTGCAGCCGGAACCCGGCCTGGGGCGCTTCCGGTACGGAACCCGAAGCGAGGGGCTGTACGACATCGAGAAGGATCCGCTGCTCCTTCGCACGCTGGCGGCCGAGGCCAACCGGAGGCCGTACACGGCGAAGTACAACCAGGGGCTGACCGACCCTTCCCAGGCCTTCACTGATGTGGAGCGCATGGCCAAGGAGTACGGTTACGAAGGCCTGATGAACCCGAGCCAGGGCACGGCAATCATGTACCGGCCGACACCGGTCCAACCATTCAAGAAGGGCGGCCTTGCCGCGATCAAGAGGAGCCGCTGATGCCTACCGTACCAGCAAAGGCCGCAGAGGCCGCCAAGACCCGTCTGAAGCGCCTGCTGGGCATGGAGACGCCGAAGGCAGAAAAGCTGCCCGATCTGGAACCGTTTCCCAATCCAATCGAAAGCCAATCGGTTTCCAAGATGGGCGAGATGCTGGAGTCGAAGACCCCGCCGATGACCACGCCGCAAGGGACGGGGCTGCCGCTGATGCCTCGCGGCCAGGGGATGTACACGCCCGGCGTGCCGCAGGTGGATCTGCCGCGGATGCCCAGCGTGGACAAAGCCCGGGCGGAGGGCAAGAGCCCGAAGTACACGCCGCGGATGCAAGACCTGCTGGACAGCCCAACCGCCCGGAAAAAGGTTGATACCCTGATCGAGAAGGGCAGGAAGCTGGGCATGACCGAGTGGTATGGCACCGAGCCTCTGCGGCAGGTGGCCATGGATCTGGGCATGAGCCAGAAGGAGTTCGACGCCTTCCTCGCGCAGATGGCGTCCGCGTCCCAGCGCAACCCGGTGGATCAGCAGAACCGCATGGGGTCGTACCTGTGGCACCTGAGCCAGACGGGCGGCTTGCCGGAAGATGCTTTCCTGCTCACGAACAAGATTCGCCGGGGCAAGGAGCCTATGCCTGAAGGCACGCCGATTGAGTTGCCGCCTGGATACGGGTCGCTCGCGCAGGGCGACATCTTCAGCCGCGGCAAGCAGATCGCCGCTGGCGACATCGAGGGGGCGCTGCCGCCGGACCGAAAGCTCGGCACCTTCTATCGGAACTACCAGGGCAACCTGCGGCCGGTGACCGTGGATGTGAACGCGGTGCGAGGCCCGATCATCGAGCGCGGGGATCCGCGTTGGCTGGCGTCCAAGCTGGTCGAGAAGGACGAAGAGGGCAAGGTAATCGGCGAGTACTTCCCGCGCAAGGATGTCGCCGAAGGCAAGATGTCTTTGAAGGAGGCGAAGGAGCGCCCAGGGTTCTGGGAGGCCGCGCCGTCGGGGTCTGAGTACGCAGGCTTCGAGGACTTGTGGCAGCGTGCCGCCAAGCGGAAGGGGGTTTCCCCGGCGGAGGCGCAGGCGCTCGGTTGGTATGGGTCTGCTGATGTGACGGCGCTGAAGACCAAGCCCGAGTTGTACATCGACAACCTCGAGCGCATGATTCGCCGCACCGCGGAGCAGACCGGCCGCAGCCCGTTGCAGGTGATGGAAGAGGTGTTGCGCGGCAAGGATTACCTCCGCAAGGAGGGCGGCGCGATCACCAAGGGATACAACGAGGGTGGTCTGGCCGCCGCCGAACCGACGCAGCCGAACGAGGCGCTTGCCATGCAGATCTTGGACATGGCCAGAGGTATGGGAGTTAGCCCGGAAGAGGTGATCATGATGCTCATGGAGCAGCAGACACCGCCCGGGATCAACGCATAAAGGAACTGGAACATGGCCACACAGATGCCGATTGACCCCGAGTACGGGCGCTTCGTTCAGGGGATCCCTGACGATGCTTCGCCCGAGCAGCCGCCTGAAGAGGCCATGGAGGTCGAATTCGAACTGACCGACGAAGACCTCGAGGAACTGCCCGATGGGTCTGTCCGCGTCCGCCTGGACACCACCGGACCGATGGAAAGCAAGGACTTCTACGAGAACCTCGCGGAGACCGATGTCCTAGACATGGTCGAACAAAGCACGATGGCCTTGCGGTACATCGAATTGGCCGAGAAGGACAAGGAAGCCCGCAAGCAGCGCGACAAGCAGTACGAAGAGGGCATCAAGCGCACCGGTCTGGGCAACGATGCCCCAGGCGGGGCGAACTTCAACGGCGCATCGAAGGTCGTTCACCCCGTAATGGCCGAGGCGTGCGTCGATTTTGCTGCTCGAGCCATCAAGGAGCTGTTCCCGCCCGACGGCCCGACCCGCACGAAGATCCTCGGCGATGTCGATGAGGTGAAAACGGCCATCGCGGAGCGCAAACGCGACTACATGAACTGGCAATTGTCGGAGCAGATCGAGGAATTCTGCGACGAACAGGAGCAAATGCTCACTCAGTTGCCGCTTGGAGGCTCTCAGTACCTGAAAATCTGGTACGACGAGAAGAAAAGAAGGCCTTGCGCCCAGTTTTTGCCCATCGACAATGTACTTTTGCCCTTCGCGGCTGCGAATTTCTACACTTCGCCCCGGATAACGGAGGTCGATGACATCTCCGAGTGGGAATTTCGCTCGAGAATCACCTCCGGGCTGTATCGGGACACCAATCTCGTCCGGGTGACGATGGATCCCGAGCCGACTGGCCCGAAAAAGGCCACGGACAAGATCGAAGGCAAGTCGCCGAACGAGAACGAAGACGGTTTGCGCCGGGTTTTCCACATCTACACTTGGCTGGAACTGGAAAACGACCCCTACACCAAGGGTGAGTCGGCCCCGTACATCCTGATG